AGTATTTAAAGGTTGTTCCTAGTCCTAGATATCTTGTATAGTCTAAATCAACCCATGCTAATAAAGCCCTTCCCGTCCCTAGATAAGAACCAGTAACTGCTTTAGTCCAACCGCCTATCTTCTCTGGCATTCCTTTTCTAAATCTAACTAAATTACCATCAGCCCAACCGCCCTTGTCCATAAGATCAGTCATCTCTTTGTTGATGCCTGGAGTAAATTGTAATTTAGTTAACGGCATATTAGACCTCGTGCCATTCTTTGCCTTCAAACAATAGAGCTTCAGCTTCTCTACGTCTAATCAGACCTTCTAAAACTTTACCGCCTGCTTTGTTCCAACGCTTGATTTGTGCAGGTACATCTTCATAGTCACCTTTGTTTAAAACTTTAAGCATAGTAGATGCTTTTAAATTAGACGGCCCTAGATTAAATGTCCAAGAAACCAAAGCATCAAATTGATGTTGACTCATTGGCATCTCTACAGCATCTATGACAGATTCTTCAAATTCTTTTAAGTCTTCTGCTAATAAATTTTCTGCTTCTTGTTGAGTTATTAAGTCTCCTTCTTTAACACCCTTGGTATGTCCGTAACCTATTGTTAAAACATCTGCTGCACATTTGTATGCGTTGTATTCGCAGCCTTCAAATTTTTTAATTAGCGATAAACCTTCTTGTGATATGTTCATATCTTTACTCCGTTTCTTTTGTAGTAACTGTTTTATAATAGACAACAACTTCTTTAAGTTCATTTATATACCTCTTTAGTTCTTGCATATTATATGCCATGAGCTCGTAATCGGGCACAGACATAGCTAAGAATACCACTTGACCTTGGTCTTTCTCAACTCTAGTTATGAATTCTTCTAAATTTTTATCTGATACTACATACCAGTAAGGATCTTTTAGATCTATTTCTCTAGGCATTATAGGTTGAACTATAGTTCTTTCTATAGGTTTAGATATAACCTCTACCTGTTGCTTACTTGGTATTAGGCTGCAACTGCAAGCCATCATCAAGACTGTCGATACTACGGCTATCTTCTTCGATACTATCAAATACATCTTTAGTTCCTTTGTTTACTCTTGGTTCTATTAAACCTGGTTTAGCTGCGGCTAATTTGGTTAGGTTGTGTCTTTTAAACATATCAAGATACCTACTCATGTCTGCTTCTATTTCTTGATTGCGTGATTGAATGACTAGCAAGCCTTCTGTTTGCTTTGCAAAATCATTCTGTAATGATTCTATTGCTGCCTTCTGTTCTTGATCTCTTAATTCAAATGCTTGATTAAGAGCTGATAGTTTAGAGTTCTCGTTCCATAAAAGATAAGTAGCTAATCCCATAACTACTATAATCCCTATGAATACTTTGCTCATACAAACCTAGATAAAACTACTGATACCAATATAAAAGGATATACAGCCCAGATCATGTTCTCTAGTTTATCGAAACGCTTTGATCCGTCTTCTAATCTTTTATCAATACTTTTGTATAATGCTTTACATTCTCTTTCGTGTGACTCTATTGCATTAAGAGCATCTTTTGCAGTTGCCATTTACTTCCTCAAATTGTATATACGTTTAAAGATTTTTCCTTACCTTTAACTTTTATTGCTTCTAAAGATTTTAACTCAAAACTACAGTTTTTGGCAGTATCTTCTCCTATAAGAATATCAACGCCAGCTTCTTTAGTTCCAGACTCAAGTCGAGCTGCTATGTTTACACAGTCTCCAATGGCTGAGAAATCAAATCGTGTATCAGATCCCATGTTACCTACCACAGCTACTCCGCTATTTACTCCTACCCCAATAGCAATCTCATGTGATAGTTCTTTGTTAAGTTCTTTGATTGCTTCTTGCATTTCAATAGCAGTCTTTACTGCTTTGTCTTCATGATCTTCTAAATCTAAGGGTGCTGAGAATATGGCCATGCAAGCATCACCAATAAATTTATCTACCATGCCTCCATTTCTTTGCACGCATTCTACTTGTACTGTTAATGCCTTGTTCATAATCTCAGTAACTTCTTCTGGTTGTAGTTTTTCTGAAAGACTAGTGAAGCCTCTGACATCTGTAAATAAAAATGTAGCGTATCTTTTCTCGCCACCGAGTTTTAATAAGTCTGGATTCTTTTGTAATTGTTTAACCTGTCTTGGATCAAGGTAATGTTCAAATTGTTTTTTAATTAATTGACGCAACTTAAACTGCTTTCTAAAGTTTATATAGAAGGCAACAGCTCCTGTTATGAATTGTGAGATCAAAGTCCATGAAACATCTATCAAGTAGCCCTTATGAATGCTAAAACTTCCTAAGAGCCCCGTGGTTAATAGTAAAAATATAGCTATACTTACGCCCTTAGTTACACCAAGATAATTAATTACAATCCATGTCAAGGACACGAAAATTCCAAAAATTAAAATTTCCAAAGCTAAAGCAAAGTCTGGAATATATGGAGAGTTTTGTATAAGAATTGACTCAGATAATGCCGCTTGAATCTTATGAGGTTCTAATAATCCAACTGGAGTTGCAATTTGTGGCATGACTCCGTTAGCAGTGACACCAATAAATACAAACTTATTAGCTACATCCATTTCTTTTAAATCAGTTTGCGGTGTGTCAACCCAGCTTATCCATTTACGACCAAGGTTGTCTGTCTTGATAGGTGGTATTCCTCTGATTGATATCTCTTGGATACCATTATCATTTGTAGTGATAATGTAAGTCTTAACATTAAAGAGTGCTTTGTATATTTGAGTTCCGAAAGAAGGTATCCAATCATTGTTAGGTGTTTGAACTAGTAAAGGCATTCGTCTAACGAGTTGGTCAACTTCGGTGGGAGCAACGGCTAGACCCTGTAATGTGTTTGTAGCTAGAGTGTTCAGGTTTTCCTTGACTCCCGTACTTAATATAGCACGAACATCGTTACCTTTGACAACTGTTCCTGTAGGCTTTGGATAATTACCATTACCATCTTCAAACATAGCAATGACAGATGGTATATATCCGAGCGTTTTAGCAAAGACTTCATCACCCCCCATTCTATCTGCCTGGGGAAATGACATGACCCAACCCACACCTATAGCTCCTTCGTTAATTAAGTCTACTTGTATCTGAGCAAGTCTTCTTCTAGGTAAAGGCCAACCACCTTCGTTAGCTACATCGTCCTCAGTTATATTAAGTATTACAAAATTACCGCTAGGCTCTTGCTCTTCTACAAGAGCATCAAAGATTTTTAATTTAAGTATCTCTGTAGGTGTTGATTGGAATACTAAGGGT